CAATAGTTGCATCTGCAGTTGTGGTTACAATTCCAACTGTTTTGTTATTTCCTCTTGTTCTACCTCTATCAATATCTGCTTCAGTAATTTTATACTTTAGAAAAGTTTGGACAACACCATCAAAATGTCTTTCATAAAAATACTGTAGTGCATCATCTATTAGATCATCAATTTGCTCATCGGCAACATTGATTTCTAATACTGGTGCCCCCAGTTGTCTCTTACAGTAGTTTACGAGGTCAGACCTGCTTGCGGGTTGAGCCATTTATACACTAATTCCGTAACTATATTTATGATGGCGCTGTAGTTATTCCTGCGATAACTAAAACATTGCCGTTTACAATACTATAAACTGTGGTGCCTGAACTTACTAATACATTGTAAACGTATCTTCCTTCATTCAAACTTCTTGTTTGTGTGGAGTTCAAAGATACTTTAAACTTACCATCATAGGCACTTGTAAATCCAACAGAAAAGGAAGTGGTAATACCAAGAGTTGCTCCAATAGCAACACTCTTTGACATTGCAGATGATGCGCTATAACCAGTAAGATTAAAGGCACTATTAGAAGTATTAACGACATTAAAATTTGTCGCAAAATCTGATCCAGTGTGAATGGTTAGATTAACACCTTTTGGTACTCCAGCATCAGGATCAAAGGTTACGTTCTTAGTTGCCATTTGCTAAACCCATTACTTGCATTGTTTCCTGCTGTTTATAATAAAGTTTACAAAAACACTTAGCAATATTTCTAAGTTCTTCGAGATCATTACAACTATCTATTTCACCGGACAACTTAGTATATTCAAAACTTTTAGAAAGATTATCTAAACTAATATCATTTGGGTCCATTGATTAACTCCTTTAATAGTGACTTAATTTCGTTAATGTCATCTTTCATACTAGCAACTTCTTCCTCAATTGTTTGTACTTTTTGATGCTCTTTATTTTTTATTTCACGCCTCTTTACATATTTGGCATGATCCAAAGAATTTGAATTTAAAATTGCACCAGTATGCGGATCTCTTAAAAGATCCGCATGATCTTTAACTTTATACATTATGCTAAGGCAAGGACTCTCAGATTTTTAATTCTTGGTACATATGTTTGTAACGTACCTGTCAGTAAAACTTTAATTCTATATGATCTAAATGATGGTAATTGATCTATTGAGAATGTGTGTTCTTTGAATTCAATAGATTCACTATCAAATCCATACGTTTGAGTCTTTGATACAAAACTGTCAGATTCACCATTGTTATTAGCTGGATCAATAATTTGACCTCTAGAATTAAGATTTGCATATCCTGGGAATGGAACAAAGATTGGATTAAATCCATCTTTATTACTGATAGCGTAAAATACCCTCACATCAGAATAGTTGTTAATGT